CCCGGCGACTTCATCAGTACAATCGCTGGAACCGCCACCGCCATCAACATGCGGGTTTCTGGCCGCGAGGTGACCTGATGCAAGTGACTTACGGTGAAGGGTTCGCTGTTGCGCCGCCTCAAATGATGCGGCAAAAGGTAGAATCGTTGCAGCAAGAGTTGTCAAAACTGCCGCAATACGAACCCAAGACAAAGCACTATTTCCACGGCGGTATGTACTGCCGCGAAGTGTTTCGTCACGCCGGAGTGCTGGTAGTTGGGGCAATCCACAAGAAAGAACACTTGTACCTCATCGTGTCAGGCACCGTGGCGATCACGGACGGTGAGGGTAATGTGCAAGAGGTCACCGGGCCTCACTTGTTTCAAAGCAAACCCGGGACAAAGCGGGCAGTGTACGCAGTTACTGATGCGCTTTGCATGACGTTTCACGCCATTGAGGCAACAACGGTCGAGAAAGCCGAAGCCGATCTGGTTGAGGTAGAACCCGATTCGATGTATGCTTTGGGCAACACGGTCAAGAACAAACAAATTGAGGTGTCACTATGACATTTTGGGTAGCTGGTGCCGTTGTCGGCAGTGCATTAATTGGCGGTCGAGCGTCTGGTAAAGCAGCCGAGGCGCAAGCTGGCGCTGCTGACCAATCCGCGCAAATTCAAAAGCAAATTGCTGATCAACAAATTGCACTTCAACGTGAGCAATTTAATCGACAAATTGAATTGCAGCAACCGTTTCGCGATGTAGGATTGCGGGCACTAAACAAACTAGAAGGTGCGACAGATTACACGCCTTTTGGTATGTCGCAGTTTCAGCAAGACCCCGGTTATTCATTTAGGATGTCCGAGGGGATGAAGGGTCTGGAGCGATCCGCTGCTGCTCGTGGTGGCCTGCTCTCGGGTTCTACGCTTAAGGGCATCCAGCGATTTGGTCAAGACCTTGGATCGCAGGAGTACCAGAACGCTTTTAACCGTTATCAAACTGAACGCAGCGCCCGTTTAAACCCACTTCAGTCGTTGGCCGGTGTTGGTCAAACTTCGGCACAGCAAGTCGGAGCAGCGGGTCAAAATATGGCTTCGGGAATAAGCAATGCGTTGGGTGCTTACGGTCAAGGTGCAAGTGAGGCTTTTGGTGCTGCCGGTCAAGCCCGAGCCTCGGGTTACGTGGGTGGTGCCAACGCGTTGACTGGTGCCTTGAGCACTGGTCTGAACTACTATCAGGGTCAGCAATACTTAAACGCACTGCGTCCTCCGACACCAACTGTTGGGTACTCGGGTCAAGGCCCAATGGGTTACGCCCCGTAAGGACTGAAAATGGCAACTAATCCCAACATCTCATTGGCCGTCAGAGGCATCGAACTACAAGACCCACTGGCTCAGTACGGTCGTGTGGCAGCTATCCAAGGCGCACAGCAGCAAAACCAACTGGCCCAGTTGCAAATGCGGCAAGTGCAGCGTGAGCAAGAATCAACCAATGCGCTGAACCGCGCATACGCCGAGGCGTACAACCCACAGACCGGTGAAATTGACATCAACAGGCTGCGTGGGTCACTCTCGACTGGTGGCTTTGGCTCCAAGTTGCCCGGTATTGAAAAGGGTTTAGTTGATTTGCAGACTGCCCGCACGACACAGCAAAAGTTACAAGGTGATGTAGCAGCACAGCCTACGACATTGGCGGCTGCTCAATCTAAGTTGCTTGACGATAAACTAAAACAGTCGCGTGGTTTTCTTGAAACGCTTGACCCAGCCTCGCCCGATGCTGCCGAAAGATACATGCAGTGGCACCGCGCCAACCATGCTGACCCCGTAATCGGCAAAGCATTGGAAGCCCGTGGTATCACGGTGGACCAGTCAATGGCCCGCATTCAACAATTGTTGCAGACCCCGGGTGGCTTAAACCGTTTGATCAACGAGTCCAAGCTGGGCACCGAAAAGTTCATGGAGATGAACAAGCCGCAACTGTCCACTAAGGACACCGGCAATGTGTTGATTGACCGCACGTTCCAACCGTTGACAGGTCAAATTACCGAAGTCAGTCGTACCCCTAAGATGATGGCTCCGGGTGAGCAAGAGCGCATTGACATCGGTCGCAGTCAACTTCGTACATCACAAGGTCAACTCAGTTTGGCGCAGGAAAAGTTTGCGTTTGAACAGGCCAATCCTGGCTTTGAACTTAAAGAAGCTGAAGATGGCTCAATTGTTGGTGTGAACAAGCGCACCTTGCAGGCTTTCCCTGTTTCAATTGGTGGCGCTGCGCCTGCGGCTGCTCCAGCGGCACCTGGTGCGGGTATGCCTGGGCCACGTATGCCAGCACCAGCAACGCAAGCCATCCCAGGCATGACCAGTGTGCTGGATCAACCCGCTGTCGCTGCCGCACCTGGGGTTGCTTCTGCTGCTGGTCCAACACAACTGCGTGGCAAATCCACGGCACTTAACGAGGGGCAAGCCAACGCTACGGCGTTTGGCATCAGGATGCTAGAAGCCGAAACCATTTTGGAAGACTTGGCCAAAAAAGGCGTTTTGAAAGGTGCGGTGATTGAGCAGACCCCATTTATTGGCGGAACCTTGGGCCGAGTCTTGCCAAGTGCTTTGGGCGGCACCAGCACAGCGCAACAACAAGTCAATCAAGCAAAATCAAACTTCATTACTGCTGTGTTGAGAAAAGAATCTGGCGCTGTAATTTCAGATTCAGAATTTGCCAGAGAAGATGAAAAATACTTTCCACAAATTAATGACAATCCTGAAGTTGTAAAACAAAAAGCCAGAGCAAGGCGATTGGCTATTGAGTCTATGAAAATTCAAGCAGGGCCAGGTGCAAAAAACATTTCGCCTAAGTTTATAACCGGCATTCCAAGTGCAGTTGGCGCAACAAACAACGATCCACTTGGACTTGGAATTAGGGGCCAATAAATGGCAACACTTGCTGAATTTAGAACACAGTACCCTCAGTACAACGATGTTCCTGACCTGACATTGGCTGACTCACTGCACCAAAAGTTTTACAGCCAGATCCCCAAGATGGACTTTTACAAGACCATCGGTTTGGGTTCGGCTGCGGCAATCCCAGGCGCTGAAAATGTTGTGACTGGCGTTAAGCCACCAGAGGTGTCTATGCGTGACCGAATCTCGGGCATCATAGAAACACCGCTGGCGCTGGGTGCGACTTTGGCCGGAGGTTTAATCTCTCCAATTGCCGGTGGCATCTCACTTGCTGCCAGCGGTCAAGGCATTAACACGCCAGAAGGCCGCAGGGCTATGGAAGCAGGCATGAAGGCTGTTCAGTACCAACCCCGTACACAAACCGCAAGGCAAGCGTTGGGTGCCGTTGGCGAGTTCTTGCAGCCGTTGACTGCGGCACTGCCGCCAACACTTGGTAGTGTTGGCACTTCGTTGAACGCTCTGGCTTTTCCTGCCATACAGCAGACCGGCGCTGCCCTGCGGCCAATGGTTGCGCAAATGGCACCACCAGTGCAAAACGCTTTGGCAAGAGTCTTGCCAACGCCACAACAGCCTCAAATGCAGGGCATGGGCGCTGCGACTACCGCAGAAGATCTGATGCGCCAAGAGCGTTTGCAGCGTTTGGGCATTCGTGCCACGGCTGGTGAGCGTGAAAAGAATTTACAAAAGCAACAGTTTGAGTCTGAAGTTCAGCGTGGCGTCATTGCTGGCATTCCTGAAGACGTAAAAGTTGAATTGTCTGAAAAAGCCAGAACATTTAAGACCGGCCAAAAACAAGACATCATCAACAACTTTGAACGCATGACTAGCGAAGTCGGTGCAGAAGTTGCCGACCCAACGCAGATGAGGGCTGTGGGCCGAATCGTAGACAAGGCGTTGAACGACGAGTACACCAAGAAATTTGATGCTTACAAGCAGTTGTATGCCCGAGCCGACAACGCTGGCGAGACATTGCAACAAGTGCCGTATCAAAGTTTGCTGGATTACATCAACACCAAGACACCAACACAGCGCCAAAAGCTAGATCCAATTTTGGATTCTGTGGCTGAGTCATTGAGAATGAATGACCCACAAAACACTGGCGCAATTTCTGTGCGTGCGCTTGAAGACATCTACCAACAAATTGGCACGGTCAAAGATTCGGCAAACGCCAAGCCTATGAAGAACATCATTACCCAGATGGGTGAGGGTGCCGGCGGTGAGTTGTATCAAGCAGCACGCAAAGCCAGAGAGCAATTGGCAAAGCAGTTTGAAGACGTGTCCAGAGTGGACAAGCTGTTGAGCACCAAATCTGGCTACGCTGACCGCAGGGTGGCGCTTGACGATGTGTTCAAGCATATTGTGTTGGACGGCTCTTTGGAAGAAATGCGCACGGTCACCACTTTGCTGAAAAAAGGTGGACCAGCCGGCCAACAAGCCTACAAAGAATTGCAAGGCCAGACCATTCAACAGATGAAAGAGATGCTCACCAAAGGTGATCAGATGTCTTTCAGAAACCTGAACACGTTGATCAATCAATTGGACAACGAAGACAAGCTGGTTTACATGTATGGCAAATCTGGCCGTGATCAGATCATGGATCTACGAGATGCCATCAAAGATGTGGTGGTCAAAGAGCCTGGCGCTGTCAATTACAGCAACACTTCTGGTGCTGTCTTGCGTGGCCTTGAGGCTTTGCAGAAATTGCCAGTGCGCATACCTGGTGTGCAAACAGCCGCTGAAGTTGCGCGTACACGCCAAGTAAAAAAGCAGTTTGAACAATCACTGCAACAGCCAAACCAACTGGCCCCAAAAACTACCAAACAAAACTACCTTGCGCCTTAATACAAATTAGTTAAAATACGGGAACTTTCATGATGGAATCAGCAGAAATGGCCGAGATCGACCCAGTGAAGTACGGAGTCTTGTGGGAGCGCGTCAAGGGTTACGAACGCCGCTTCGATGAGATGAGCACCAAGATCGACAAGATGGAAAGTCATGTCGAGAAACTGGTGGCCCTTGCGAACCAAGGCCGTGGTGGGTTTTGGGCTGGAATGGCTTTTGTGTCATTCATTTCCAGTGGAGTAGGGTTTACCTTAAGCTGGATCAAAGGGCACTGAGATGGTTGACCTTACCAAGGCCATCGGAGCAGTTGCCGCAAGCGTTGCCGCGCTAGGCGGCAGTTACACGCTGGCCGACAAATTTGGTTGGCTTGACAGGGCCATCATCGAATGGTCTCCTGAGAACTTCAAGATCGTGGCGCAGGCCGGTGAGCCAATTAACGTCACCGTTGCGCGGATCAAAAAGCGCGACGATTGCTCTGTTGAAAGTTTTACCCCAAGCATTCGAGATGCTGCGGGCATGGTCCATGCAGCGACTACCACGGCCAGCAAGTTTAGCGGCCCAGCAGGGCCAGAAATTGACACCTTCACGTACCAGCTTACGATGGTGCAAAAAGAAAAGATCGCTGATGGCAGGGCCACTTTGCTGGCGACGATTAAATACAAATGCCCAGAGGGCGAGCGAGTGGTTCAGTATCCCCGCCATCCAAACCTAAGTTTTGACCTAAAGGGGTAAGCATGGACTGGCTCAAACAAATTGCACCCACCATCGCTACGGCGATGGGTGGCCCACTGGCAGGCATGGCTGTGTCGGCCATCTCCAAGGCCATTGGGGTTGACCCTGACAAAGTGGGAGACATGATCTCCAACAACAAACTGTCAGCCGAGCAGATTGCCCAGGTCAAGATCGCAGAGATCGAATTGCAAAAACAAGCGCAGGAACTGGGCCTGAACTTTGAGAAGCTGGAAGTTGAGGACCGCAAGTCAGCCAGGGACATGCAGGCCACCACTCGCAGCCTGATGCCACCCATCTTGGCTGGCGCAGTCACCATTGGCTTCTTTGGCATCATGGTCATGATGTTCTTCAACCAGATCGACAGCGGCAACCCGGCGATCTTGATGATGCTGGGCAGCTTGGGTACTGCGTGGACGGGCATCATTGCCTACTACTTCGGATCGTCTGCTGGCTCCCAGGCCAAGACTGACATTCTCTCAAGAACAGCAAAATGAACCTGACACCCAACTTCACCCTTGACGAGTTGACGGCTTCCGAGTCAGCCGAGCGCAACGGCTGGGACAACAGCCCCAACGATGCAGAACTTGAGAACCTCAAGCGACTGGCTGACTTTCTGGAGCAGGTCAAAGTGGTGCTGGGCGGCAAGCCGGTCATGATCAATTCGGCCTTTCGGTCCAAAAAGGTCAACGATGCCGTGGGCAGCAAGGACACCAGCCAGCACCGCATTGGATGCGCTGCTGACATCCGTGTGCCCGGTATGACCCCAGACGAAGTGGTGCGCAAGGTCATCGCCAGTGGTATCAGTTACGATCAGGTGATCCGAGAGTTCGACCGCTGGACACACATCAGCATCCCCAACAGCGTGGACACCAGCCCCCGCAAGCAGGCGCTTATCATCGACAAGGCTGGAGCGCGTCAGTTTGCGTAAAAGTACACGCAAGTTGCCAAGAACGTCAGCCACACCACGCCAACAATGCCCAGCAGCATCCACTCGGCCAAGTATCGAAGCTGCTGACGCCAGACAGACGTGGGCAGCGGGTCAGCGGCCCGCATCACGGGCTTGTACTTAGCCACACGCACCGGGCAGTTGCGGCCTTGGTTGCATCCGTAGTTTGCACAGTATTCATCGCAGCAATTCATTGGAACTCCCTCAGTTTGTGTTTCAGATCGCGTATCTCGCCCTGCGCCTTAAGTGCCAAGGTACGGGTGCGTTGGTAGTCAGCAGCGGCTTCTTTGGCCGCTGCGATCGCCTTGTCCAGCTTCCTAGCCTCACGCTTTAGGATGCGCTCATGCTCTTTGCGTAGGCCCGCAAGCGCAGGCTCGGTGATCGCTGCGACTTGGGCCTCGGTCAGCGCCAGCGTGACGACCGGGGCACGGTAGAGTTTGGCTGTCATGTGCGCTCTTGGATGTCGTAAAACCAATCGTCGCCCGCGGACCACTTGCGTGTGCCGTCTACGGTCCAGAATGTTTTGGCAGCATGGAAGTCAGGGAACTTCACCTCCGCAGGGATCAGGCTCTGGTCGTACCAGAGGCACCGGTTGTTGGGCTGACAGGCGAACTGGCCGTTCTCCAGTTGGATGAAGTTGAAGCTCTTGTGCTCCTCAGCCTGCTCGGTAAACCCTGTGTCGAGATCCTGGCCGTCAGCGCAGAAGTCCACAGTGAACAGGTAGCGCCCGTGGTGCCACTGCTTGTCCTTGCCCAAGAACTTGACCCCGAGGTTGCGCAGGCCAATCTTCTCGCAGACAGTGAAGCGGTAGCCCATGCAATCCCACAGTTGCAGGGCGTCAATGGGCAGGTCACCGTCTTCAGTGGCATCGTAGTCCTCACGCCACACGTAAGCGTGTAAGGGCAACTTGTCGTACAGAGCGCCGTAGTTGGGCAGCAGCGACTCGATGCGGAACACTTGGCCGCGCAGCGCCTTGATGCTGACCCAGATGGCAGGCTCCAACTCGCCAAAGCCTTTGGTGTGGTTGTACAAGAACTCGCGGCGCACAAAGCACTTGAGTGGTGGCAGCGATGCAATGATGTAGCTCATTCAGTCTTCCCCTTCAGCATGGCCCATGCCGTTTCGTTGCACTTGGCGCATTGGTAACGGTAGTGGTTGCGGTCTGGCACTGGGGTCAGTATCCAGCGGTGTTTACATTGGTTCATGGTTTCATTCCTTTCAGCATCTCTGCCCTGCAATCGTTCCAGCCCTGCACATATTGGGGATGCTCACCCTCTCGCGTTCCAAACGCATCAGGCACGGCTGGCTGTGCAGCCTGTGCTTCTCGCAGGGCGTCTTTTGCATTCTCAAATCCCCCAGCGCCGTATCGTGTTGCAGCTTCCAACGCCTCCAGCGCCATGCGTAGTGCTTCGTCTTTCATGCCTGCTCCTCAGTGGCCTTGTGCAAATAGGCCGTCAGGCGCTTGATCTGCGCCTCGCGGTACTTGCACATGCTGTCGGCGTATTCACGCGCTGTCTGGGCCTCCAGCAGCCTGCGCTTGCTGTCCTCCAGTTCACGCAGCGCCAGCGATTCAGCGGTCGGTGTGGCGTAGGCGCTTTTCACCCACTCAATGGTTTGACGGATCATTATTTGGCTCCTTGGTGGCGTGTCTCTAGTTCGATCAACAACTCGATGTAGTGCTTGGCCTTCTCCAAATCAGCCATGCCGTTCTTTTTGCGCCAGCGGCTGATGTACTTGACCACGTTGCCCTCAAAGTAACCCAGTGCATTGGCGTGTATGTACTCAACTGGCTGGATCGGCAGATCCTTGTAATGGTTGCCAGCGACTTGCTTGTCCAACGCATTAAATGCTTCGTCTTCTTCCATCGTGATGGGTAAATCATTCATGTGTTTGCTCCTATGTTTGGTTGACACGCATACAGTCTAGCATATTGCTAGAACGGGATGTTATCCCATGCCCAGTGCTCACAGTCCACGGTGCCGTGCAACCACTCAGCCGGTGGCCTGGCATCAAACTTTTGGCATACGTTGCCAGATTGCAAATGCTCACAGCGCAGGCAAGTGACTTGGATGGACTCAATGTCCTTCAGTTGCTTCTTCAAATGCGTTTTGATAGCGTTCAGTTCGACTAAATTCATATTCTTTAACCTCTGTAAATTTTCCGTTCTTGCGGGTGGAAATGCGGGTGGGTGTTTTCAGTGTGTAGCCGGTGTCAAGCAATTCTTCGGTGGTGGTTTGGCATCCATTGCGTTGGTCGCACCAGTTCAGCGCCTTGCTTCTTGCAAAGCCACCATGATCTAAGCACACCCACTCACTGGCGCAGCGCAGCAGGCCATCGTAGTAATCCACTCGCACGCTGTCGGGCTTGCCGGGTTTGCGGTGCAGCTTGTACTCAACCCTGGTGACATCGTGCCAAGTGTTAACGGCCTGCTGTTGCGCTGACAACAAGGCAGCGTAAGACAGCTTGGCATCTATCGGCTTTGCCACCTCTGGCTCTTTGATCGTGCCACCACAAGCAGCGCACACCAGTGCTGCCGGTGCGTTGCGCTCACCGCACTCTGGGCAGATGCAAAACGGTGCAGACTGGTCACCAGTTCTCTTGCCACGGCTTTTGCCCTTGATGATGTCAACGGGGCCAAGGCGCTCAACGGTGTCAGTAAAGTCCAGCACCAAGCAATCATCCTTGCCATCTGAAATACGTGTGCCCCTGCCCATGCCCTGCACATACAGCACTGGCGACTTGGTGGGCCGGCACCAGATGATGCAGTCAACGTCCGGCACATCAAAGCCAGTGGACAGCGCCAGCACAGTCACCAAGCAATGGACCTGATGCGCCTTAAAGTCACGGATCAAGTCTTCACGCTCTTGTGCCGGTGTCTCGCCACAAACCACGGCGCTGACAATGCCTCGCTCATTCAGCTTGTCTGACAGGCTTTCAGCGTTGGCAACACTTGGTGTAAAGGCAATCCATTTGCGTCGATGCTGGGCCATTACAACGGCTTCTTGCGCCACTTGCAGCAGATAGCTGTCCACCACCTCAGACAGTTCGCCAATCTTGTAGTCACCATTGGAGATGCCCACTTGGCTGGCGTCAATCTTGGTGACCATCTGCACTGGCGGTGGCACCAGTGGTGACAGAAACTTCTGGTCCAGCAACTCACGCATGGTGACGTTGGACGCAATGCCAGTAAACAGCGGCTCATCGCCATCGGTCAGCCACACCTGGTTACCTCTGAACGGTGTAGCCGTCATGCCCACCGTGCGGAACTGGCAGATCTCGCCCAGCTTGGACAGAAACGTGCGGTACATGCCAGCGTCAGACGCCTTGGTGCTGACAAGGTGGGCCTCGTCAATGATCACCACCTTGATGTCACCCAGCAGGTGTGCTGATTTGTGGATGCTGCCAATGGTGGCAACAATCACGTCAGCGTGGTGCTGCTTCTTGCCCAGGCTGGCGCTGACAAAGCCCACATGGATGTTGTCAGGCAGCAATGCCTGCAACTTGGCTGCGTTCTGCTCGGCCAACTCCTTGCTGGGCACCAACACCACCGTGCGTGGCCGGTACTCAGGCCACTGGTCCCACATCTGGCGCACGATCTCAGCGCAGATCACCGACTTGCCAGAGCCAGTGGGCAGCACCAGCAAGGGGATCTCTTCATGGCTCTGGTGCTTGGTCCACCAATCAAACAGGTCACTGATCGTGCGGTTTTGATATTCACGAAGCTGCATTTTGACGCTCCTTGATCATCTGATCGGCCAACTTCAAGGCTTGTTTAACTGCGGTCAAACGATCACCGTTGGCAAGCAAACCAGTCAATGCAGCAGCGGCGAAATAGTCACGCAAGGTGATGTCTTGGATGGGTGGGGGTGTCATACAAATCGTCCTCCGTGTTGAAGTCTGAGATCCAAGGCAAACTCATCAACCAAAACCGTCTTGTCATTGCAAGCGTGGATCTCAGCACTGCTGATGTGCGTTGCATGGTTGGCTGGCGTGCCGTTGACAAACCTTTTGCCATCCATCTCATACACCACACCACCAGGCACTAGGTCAACTGGCGTGGCGCTCTTGGACAGCAAGATCGGAATGTATCGGTGCAAGTCACAGCCAGTGCGCTGAATGTCAACAGGCAAATCGGCTCGGTGCTCCATGCAAGACCAGCGTGCATTGCCATCCATCTCTGGCGTGGCATGGGCGCATGACCGGCAAGTGGGCGCTGGCACATCAGTGCCGTGGCAGATGCTGTGGTAATCGCAGAACTTGCACTCGTACCATGACGGGTCTTGGCTGATCCCCACCGGCGGCTCGGTGGCCGTGATCACCGCCACGGCTTTTTCAATGATGGCTTTGGCTTCGTCCTTGTCAAACTCAAGGCGCTCGGTGTAAATGTCTTCATCGTTCTTGTTGACCACAATGTAGATGGCGCGGGTGCAGCCGTTCTCACCGTACAGGTCAATGCTCCACTTCATGTACATCTGCATCTGCGCGTAGTGCTCGGGCTTGGCCTTCTTGACTCCAGACTTTTGCATCTCCTTGAACATCTTGTCTGATGCCGTCTTGATCTCCAGCACATGCGGCGACTTCGGCGCTTGCGGCAGGCCAGTCACAATGCCGTCAGCATTGCCCTTGAAATGGTTGCCACTGGTTGGTTCTGTGAACGACCACTGCTTGCCGGTCGATGGATCCATGTCATACACGGTGCAGCCAATCGCAGCCAGGTCAGCGTAGATGCGCGGCTCTTGCAGGTGACCCGTCTGGAAAACTCGATACAAGCGGCCAGAAAACTCGGCAGGCTTGGACCACCGAAAACTGTACCAGTGCTGGCGCAAGCAGGGCTTGCCAATCGCACTGGCACCAAGATAGGGGCGCTGTGACTCGGCGCCATACTTTGCCTTGTAACTGGCAAAGATGGCATCGGCCACAGGGTCCACAACAGATTGTGGAAGTGCGGCCATGATTTACTTCTTGGCCCAGGCTGGTGCGCTCGGCTTGGCTTGTGCTTCTTCGGCCTGCGCCACAAAGGCTGGTGCAGCCGGACGAATACCACCAGCGGCTTCGTAGCCTTTGATGTTGTTGCTGGCCTGATACTCACCCTTGGCCTCACGCACCACCACCTTGATGCTGACCGGCTTCATATGCAGGGCAGCAGTGTCTTGCAGCTTGATCACGTTCACGGCGTGACACAGCGCAGACAGTTGCGACTGGGCAATGCGCTGCGTGTCTTCGTTGCTGTGCTGGATGTTCAAGTTGTCCCACACCTTGCGGCCCTTGTACTGGCCGTCAATGATCTCAAACGTCAGCTTCAAGCCAGTGCCGTTGCCCGAGCGCAAGGGCGCAACGTCAGACTCTGTGATGTGTGCCAGATAAGTGCCAGCAGGGATTGGGCCGTTGGATGCCTGGGGTGCCACTTGCGAGGCGTCAAAATTAAAATGTGCCATTGTTTTCTTTCAAAGTTAAAGTTACGAACTGAGTGATCAAGACTGCGCTGTGGTCAGTGCGTCTTGGAATGCCGCCCAGTCAAGCGGCATATTGGTAAGGCCAAAGCGGTTGCCACCGCAATGAGCCGGGTGAGGTTCAACGTGCAAGATGCGCTCACCAGTGGTGGTGGCCTTGGTTTCTTTGTTGCCAAAGCCAGCGTCTGTTTTACTGGTAAAGATGCGATACCCTGCGTAGCCAACAACGTCAGCCCATTCTTGGACCAAGCCAGCAGCACGGTCATGCAGCTTCAAAACATGGCTGTCATAGCCCTCTGTCAACGGGTCTTCAACTCTCTTGATCTTGTCGTGAGCAATCAAAATGATGCCCATGCCCTTGCTGGAGCGCAGCACCTCAAGACCAGACAACAGGTTGCGCCACTCTTCGGCTGCGGCAATGTAGCCCTTGCCAAATCCTGGCTGCTCAATGTTCTTCCAGTTGTTGGCCTTGCACACATGGTCTTGCACCAGTGGCTCAAGCCAATCGAGCGAGTCAATAAACAGAGTCTGGAACTCATGGTCTTGGTTGATCAGCGTATCAATGGCCGTGTAAACCTCGGCCAAGCTGGTCGCCAGTGGGAATGCGTTGGCATCCACAGCGTCAGCGCCGTCCTCGGTCAAAATGCCAATGGCGTTTGGCGCCATAGCGGCAAAGGTGGTCTTGCCGATCTTGCCTTGACCAACGATCACGATTTTGGGGCTGCGCACTCGGCGCGTCTTAGAGATGGATTTCAAATCAAACATATCAGTCCTTGAGTTCAATGGTGGGTTTTGCAGGTTTGCTAGTGATGTATTCAGCGGCTTGTGCGTAGGCTGCCGAATCCAAATCTTTTAAGGCACGCAGGTGCGTCAGGTCTACCTCGGCCTTCCAGCGGAAAGCACTCTGGGCGTTGGGTTTCAGTGTGTCCCAGCCGGCTTGCACCTTGGCCGTGTCAACCGTGCGGTTGATCTTCCAGGTGATCTTGACCTCCTCGTCGGTGTGTGTGCCTTCACCGCCATCTGGCTTGGTGAATTGCTTTTCAATCAGGTCTTCAAGGCGCAGGCGCTCGGCCTTGGCGGTGGCTTCGGCCAGCTTGGCTTGACGCAGTTGTGCGGTCAGTTCAGAAATCATTTTGGTCTTCCTCGATTTGTTTTAATGCGGCTTGCTCAATTTCCTCAACGATATCCTCTGACAGCAAGTGAGCGATATCCCGACCGTAGTGGTAGGCGCTGTCGAGGGTGATACTTTCAGGGCAACCAGGCTCGTCACGTGAACCCGCAAAGGCTGGCTCGTAGTCAAGGTGGCAGATCAGATTGATGTCACCCTCAAAACTCATGGGCATGACCATGACACCTCGGGGTTGTTGGGGAGCCTTGCAGTGCTCTTCAATCACCAGTTCAGCAAAGCGGTGCAACTCGTTGACGGTGAACACAGCAATGGACAACTCGTCGTGTGCGGCTTGGTGGGCCAGACGGATAATGGTGCTGTCGTCCATCATGATGACCTCCGGCATTGCATGGCACAAGATGGCGCTTGCTTTGATTGACACACGCCAAGAATTTGGCAACGTGTCAGCGTTTTTGGTTTGATCCAAATGGTTTTCATGACGACCACCAAGCAACAAGCAGAACGGCCAAGCCAATGCCAATGGCGAGGGCCAGCACCAAGTCAAGCGCAGCCTCTGCGCGTGCGTGCAACTTGGCTGCTTTGACTTGTGGGTGGTAGTGGTATTTGTGGTGTTTCATGGTTTGCCTCAGATGGTTGTTAAATTGCCAAACAAAGCGCCAAAGTTAGTTGGCGTGTTGTTCTTGTCCCATTGAGGCAAGTCCTCTGGCCATTGCATGGCGCGTTCCAATTCGTTGTATTCCTCTGGAGTCAACTTGATGACCCTCTTGTCTTTGCTTTTGGTTTCTTCGTTCATGGTTTGCTTTCAATGGTAGGGGGCCGTGGCCCCGTGGGTGATTTGGTTTTAAGCAAGGCTCAATGCGTTGACTGCTGCACGCTTAGTGTCAAAAGCGGTGTAGAACTCAAGGCCGTTGCCGTATGTATTTGTGAGCGTCCAACCGTTGGATGTTTTAAGGATGCTGTACTGAACCAATGAACCACCAGCAGTGTGGCCCGTGATGTAGTACAGACCAGAGCTGATGCGGGAAATATTAGGTTTGCTCATTTTGTTTCCTTTGGCCTTTTGGCGTGATGGTCAGTGAACTATTTCCCTGCCATGTGATGAATTCTAGCGTAATGCTAGATCTTGTCAAGCCCCCTGCTAGAAAATAAATCATAGGTGCTTTCCCTAATGCGTTGTTGTTCAAGCAGTCTGCTAGACTCAGCCACCTATGAACACACAAATCACACCAGACGAGCGCCGACAACTGGCAGAAAAAGTTGGCATCAATGAACAGTATCTCTACCAGTGCCTGACTGGCCGCAGAGAGATGTCGGCCTCTGAGGCTGTGAGGGTAGAACAAGAGACAGGTGGCCGGTTGGGGCGCAAGATGGTGTGCCAAGGCAGTTGGCAGTCCATCTGGCCAGAACTGGTGGAGGCTCGGGCATGAGCAGCCTTACATCTATTTTCCCCAATGGCTTTGCGGCAGCAACAGAAAGCCAAGACCTGATCAACCCTGAAGCTGCGTTCAGGACTCACTGTGAGGCTAGTGGCCTGCTGATCAAAGACCTGATTGCCGATGGCGAGATCCATAGGGTGCCTCATGTGTCAAGCAAGAAGGGGTCACTTGACGGGTGGTACATCTTGCACACCAGTGGCAAGGTGCCAGTGGGCATTGCCGGCTGCTGGAAAGAGCCTACGTTTGAGGCCAAGTGGGTGGCTGACATTGGCCGCACCATGTCGTTCACCGAGAGGTTTGAACATGACAAGTGGGTAGCAGACCTAAAAGCCAAAAAGGATGCTGAGAGACTTGCCAGCCAAGCAGTGGCAGCAGAGCGTGCAGAGGATGAGGTCGGCACCTATGCTGATGCCAGCGATGATCATCCCTACCTAGTGAGGAAACACATCAGCGCACATGGCATCAAGATTGACCGTGCTGGCCGGTTGGTGGTGCCAGTGATCAACCAGTCTGGTGAGATCTTGTCGTACCAGACCATTGACGCAGAAGGCAACAAACGGTTTCTCAAGGGTGGCAAGATTGAGGGTGGTTTCTTTGAGTTGCGCGGCAATCGTAAGATTGTGTTCGTGGGTGAGGGCTTTGCCACTTGTGCCAGTATTCATGAGGCTACGGGGTACACCGTCATGGTGGCGTTTGACTGTGGCAACCTGTCCAAGGTAGCCAAGGCAGCCAAAGAGATGTTCCCCGGCTCCAAGATTGTGATCGGCGCTGACAATGACCAGTTCACTGAGGGCAACCCTGGTGTGACCAAGGGCCGAGCAGCGGCAGCGATGGTGTTTGGCGAGATTGTGTATCCATCATTCGGGGATGCTGACATGGTGGACAACAAGCCAACAGACTGGAATGACCTGCACTGCCTGCAAGGACTGGATGCCGTGAAAGAACAAATCGAGCGCGTGGCTGGGCCTGTGCGTGACAAGCTGGCGTTTGAGTTCACGAGAGCAGATGCCTTGACTCTCAGCGAGATCAAGTGGGTGGTCGATGATTACATTGAGGCAGATTCGCTGGCGCAGGTGTTCGGTGATCCAGGTGGGGGAAAGTCATTTGTGAGCATTGACTTGGCCTGCTGCGTGGCAACCGGCAAGGATTGGCACGGTCACCAAGTGCAGCAAGGGGCAGTGTTCTACATTGCCGGCGAAGGCCACAACGGACTGGCTCGGCGCTTTAAGGGTTGGGAGTTGGGCAATGGGGCCACATTGGACGGGGCACCGTTGTTCAAAAGCCACAGGGCAGCGCAACTGTATGACGCAACAGAGGCTGCTCTAGTGGCTGACTCCATCAAAACCTTGTCGGCAGAGTGTGGGCACATCCCGTCCATGATCGTGATCGATACCTTGGCTCGGAACATGGGCGGGGATGAGAACTCAACCCAAGACATGAACAGCTTTATTCAGCACTTGGACACGTATCTGCGCCAAGATTACAAGTGCTGCGTGCTGGTGGTCCATCACAGTGGGGCGATGGACAAGGACAGAAGCAGGGGCAGCACAGCCCTGAAAGGCGCACTGGATGCGGAGTACAAGTGCCAGTTGGATTCGGGCACCAAAACCATCCAGTTTGAGTCCAAGAAGATGAAGGACGCAGAGATGCCAGCGGCCAAGAACTTCCAGATTACCCAAGTGGATCTGCCCATCCTCGACAAGCACGGCAATGCAGTCAAGGGTGCGTACCTCACCAGCGTGGACATCTCTGGGCTGGTCAGCAGTGTGCAAAAGCGGACCATCTTGCCAGGTAACCAGTTGATTGCACTTAACTGCCTTGTCGCCATTGAGGTCAAGAAGCAGGCTGATGGCTTGGACGGTATGGCCGTGTCAGCGAACTACGATGAGTGGCGGGAATCTGCCAAGAGCCACGGGCTGAACTCCAGAAGATTCAAAGAATCGGTTGAGGGTTTGACTAAAAAGGATATGGTCAACGTGCGCAATGACGTGTACCGAACCGTACCGAAGGCACCAAATTCTGAGGCAATTTAAGCAATGACCATGCCAGAAACAGCCAGAATTGATGTACCGATGTACCGAAACGGCAATTATTTTGAGGGTGAAATGTACCGAACCGTACCGATCTGTACCGATTTCGGTTCGTTCGGTACAGTCCAAGTGTACCGAAACCATGTACCGATGTACCGAAACGTACCGAAACGTACCGATGCCCGACTTGCCCGTTGTACCGAAACGTACCGAAGGGGTATATATACCCCCTTCGGTTCGGTACACAAAGTCGGGTCGAACCTTCGGTACATGGGATTTGGGTTTTTAAGGGGTTGGAATGATTGAAGTTGAAATGGACATGAAGGTGGTCAGCATGGCGAACATGAGGATGCACTGGGCAGTGAAGGCGAAGTTGGTGAAGAGTCAGCGCCAGAAGGCGTTTAACGCGCTGGCAAGTGTTGCTGCACCTCCGGCCCCACCTTGCACGATTGTGCTCACCAGAGTGGCTCCTAGGGCTTTGGATGGGGATAATCTGCAATCTGGATTTAAGGCTGTGCGTGATGGGGTGGCTGACTGGCTTGGCATTGATGATGGCAGCCAGTTGGTTGAATGGCAGTATAGGCAGCGACCGGGTACGGTTAAGACTTACAAGGTTGAGATTGAGGTGATAGCATGATGGCGTGTGCAAATGCAGTTGCCGCACTTTCGGGGAAAGCACCGCACCGGTGTGAGTACCCTTATTTTTTAGGAGTCTACAAGTGACTGAAAACTTGGCGTCAGAAATGACAGTGAAGAATCGTCCAGGCAGGCCAATGCTGTATCCGATTGAGCACCCAATCTGGGCTGAGATATGCAAACAGATCTCAACTGGTAAAAGCATCACCAGCACCCTCAAGCAGCCTGGTATGCCCAGCTACCAATGCGCCATGCTCATGATTCGGAACAATCCAGAGTTCCGCGCCATGTACGAACGAGCAACCGAAAGCCGTGCTGATCGACTGGCTGAAGAGATCATCGAGTTGTCCGATGAAGAGATGCCAGCACACTTGGAAGGACCAATGGCGTCTGCTTGGGTTCAGCAAAAACGTATGCAAGTGGACGCACGCAAGTGGGTAGCGTCAAAGCTGTACGCCAAACGATATGGTGATCGCATCGACGTTGCCGTGACCGACACCCGCATTAGCGTCATGGATGCGCTCAAAGAAGCAAAGCAGCGTGTTCTCAAGGATGAAAGCAATGTTGTGGATGTGGAGAGTAAGGCTGTCGATTCGTGACATTTGGTGAGGTAATCGGTTGGGGTTTGGCTGGATTAGGTGTTGTTAGGGGCAGGGTTATGCGCTTTACGCATAGATTTTGTACAGTTACGCACACGCGCCCAACCGGCTACGCATCAGGGTTAACCCTGACAAAAACGTACGTCTACTTCATACAACGTCCATTATGTAAAGTCGATGCCAAGTTATCCACAGAAAAATTAACACCGACTGCCTACATTCCTAGTTATCCACAGGCTGGTGTGGATAACCCGCGCAAAAACCCTGTGGACAACCCGTGGCTGGCCGTCCCGCCGGCAAGGGCGGGGGGGGGAGGGCCGGCGGCGAAGGGTCACGGTGACGGTACCCCCACGAACATTTTTTAATTTTTTGTTTTTTTAAAAATCAATTAACATCCCCCCCATGCCGATCTACCAAAACGCTTTAGCCCAGCGTCCAGCCAACAGGCTGGCGTACCAAGACACCATGAGTGCGACCCCGCGCAACCAGGTGCTTGGGTACTTGGCTGATTTGGCGGCTGCGTCTTACGCACCGCAGCGCACGCAGCAGATGCAGGGCATGGCGCAGTTCTTGTCACTGCCAGCGGTGAGTCAGACGCTGGACCGGCTGTCCTATGGTGAGCCACTGACCACTGGCAGAGGGATGACCACCCAGATCAGGCCAGAGGCAATTGAGGCGGCAATGGCCGTAGCACCACTGGCGCAACCGGTGACGATGGCGACGCTGGAGGCGGCAAGGCAGGCACGCAGGGCTGCGATGGCTGGTGGCCGTATGGCTGGCGAGGAGTTGGCTGCACGCATGATGTCTGGGCAGTCAACGATACCTGGCGTGCCGGCTGCGTTTGCGCCATCGCCTGTGAACTTTGCTGTGCCGCCATCTGGCCGCAGTGGGTTTGGTGCATTTGACCCGAGGTATGACCCGAGGGTGTTGGAGCAAGAGCGTTTGCGTGGCATGACTCGGGACATTCAGTTGAATCCTGGTGCGGCGAATGCACCGGCTGTTTCACTGGCTGATTTTGAGGGCAGGCCGTTTATCACGAGCATGGCTGACAGGACGGCTGCTGGTGGTAAGTTGGTGGGCATCAATGATGTGCGGTTTAACAGGCCGGTGGAGTTGCGTGGCGGTCAGGACTACATGTTCAGCAATCCTGGTCAGGTGTGGGCATCTGGACAAGGGCCGGCCAAGGCTTTGATGAAGTATGCGGAAGAGGTCAAGAGCGCAACGGGTCAGAATCCTTTGTATTTGCCGTATCGCATGGCGCCAACTGGTGGTGATTTTGCGCAAATGACGGGTGAGACGATGTTGGCGTATGCTGACAGCGCGATGGGGAAAATTCAAAAGAGAAGCCTAGACAAGTCGATCAAGAAGATGATTCCTGATTGGTCTGGTGTGTCAGATCCGGCCAGTGTGCAGCAGTTCCGCGATGCGCCAGACAAGGTGCGCAAGGCCGTGAAAAATATGATGGACACCAATTTCCGCAATACTGGAGGTCTGAACATTGGTGGCGCAAGGTTGGCCGTGTCTGACCCTGCGCAATTGGCTGCGCAAGAGGGTGGTGTGATGAACGTGGGTGAGATCTTTGCTGGAAGCCCGTTGTTGAGATCGACGCATCCGGCGTACCCAGGTGGGGTGCCGGGTCAGGGCATTGGCACCTTGGCTGAAGATGTCAATGTGTTTGAGTTGTTGCCGCAAGTGGTTCAAGGCCGTGGCATACCGGACCCAAAAAATCCGAGGGCATCAGATTTAAGGGCGATGCAAATGCACCCTTACGCGGGAGTCATCACCAACCAGTTGCTCAAGCGCCTGGGATACTGAACAGGAATTTGGGGTTAAATTTGCTGGCGAATTTTTCACCGTACCGAGCAGACAGGAATGCCCGCACCGATTCTTCGGTGACAACGCTTACGCCGGTGACAACGCACCTGGTTTCATGCAAGCCAAGTGCGTCAAGCATTTGCTTTGGCATCTTGATGTCGGTGTTGACAATTGGAGATAGAATCATGGCTCCATTCTATCAAAACGCTAGATAAATGCAAACCACCATCTACAAGCCCGAAGACGAACAGGAGTTAATGGCAACGCTGTGGACACCGGCGATTGCCGATGACCCCGAAGCCTTTGTGCTGTTTGCTTTTCCTTGGGGCCAAGAGAACACGCCACTGGCGAACTTCAAGGGGCCAAGGAAGTGGCAGAGGGAGGTGCTGCGTGAGATCACTGAGCACATCAAGCGCCAGGGTGGCCGCATAGACTTTGAGACACTGCGCAATGCTGTGTCTTCTGGCCGTGGTATTGGCAAGTCTGCACTGGTGTCGTGGCTCACCATCTGGATGCTGTCCACCAGGATTGGCTCGACCACCATCATTTCGGCCAACTCAGAGTCGCAGCTTCGTGCGGTGACATGGGCCGAGATCACCAAGTGGTTGGCGATGAGCATTAACAGCCACTGGTTTGAAGTTGCGGCGACCAAGATCACCCCTGCCAACTGGCTCACTGAGCTGGTGGAAAAAGACCTGAAAAAAGGCACACGCTATTGGGCTGTTGAGGGCAGGCTGTGGTCAGCCGAAAACCCAGATGCCTATGCTGGAGTTCACAACTTTGATGGTGTGATGGTGATCTTCGACGAAGCATCCGGTATTGAGGACAGCATCTGGGCAGTGACTGCTGGATTCTTTACCGAAAACACACCTAATCGCTTGTGGCTGGCTTTTTCCAACCCACGGCGAAACACGGGGTACTTCTACGAAACCTTTCACAGCAAGAGGGATTTCTGGAACACCAAGGTGGTGGATGCCCGGACGGTGGAAGGCACTGACAAGGCTGTGTACCAGAACATCATTGACGAGTATGGACCAGACAGCAGCCAGGCTCACGTCGAGGTTTACGGGCAGTTCCCGAACGCTGGTGACGACCAGTTCATTCCGTCAAACATTGTGGATGAAGCGATGGGCAGGTCTAAGTACAAGGACCAGACAGCGCCGATCATCATTGGAGTTGACCCAGCTAGGTTTGGAGCAGATGCCACGGTGATTGCCATCAGGCAGGGCCGTGACATTGTGCGCATTGACCGGCATCGAGGGGATGACACCATGACGGTGGTGGGACACATCATTGAGGCCATTGAGGAGTTCAAGCCTGCCCTGGTGGTGATTGATGAGGGAGGTCTTGGCGCTGGCATTGTTGACCGGCTGAAAGAGCAGCGGTACAAGATCAAGGGTGTCAACTTTGGCAACAAGAGTGCGAACCCCATCATGTACGGCAATAAGCGTGCTGAGATGTGGGGCAAGATGAAAGATTGGCTGAGATCTGCCAGCATTCCAAAGGACAGGTTCTTGAAGACTGATCTGGTTTCGCCTATGATCAAGCCTGATTCAAGAGGTACGATTTTTCTGGAGAGCAAGAAGGACATGAAAGCCCGTGGCTTGGCGTCACCCGATGCTGCTGACGCCATTTGCGTGACTTTCGCGTTCCCTGTGGCTCACAGAGAGTACACTGAGCAACCACTCACTAGGCGCAACGCTCAAAACGGTGCTGCCACAAATTCATGGATGGGTTCGTGATGGCTACCAAGAAAAGTGTTTCCCTCTCTGTCGGTCGTGGCGAGAAGCTGCCTGCATCCAAGGGCGCGGGCTTGACAGAGAAGGGCCGTGCAAAGTACAACGCAGCTACTGGCAGCAATCTCAAAGCGCCAGCGCCCAGCCCCAAGACAAAGGCCGACCAGGGCCGTAAAGATTCGTTCTGTGCCCGCATGGAAGGGGTTGTCAAAAACGCCAAAGGTCCAGCAGAACGGGCCAAGGCATCACTTAAAAGATGGAAGTGCTGATCATGGCTACAAAACCCGGACTCTATGCAAACATCAACGCCAAGCGCGAGCGTATCGCTGCTGGCTCTGGCGAGAAGATGCGCAAACCCGGCGCTGCCGGTGCACCTACGGCCAAGGACTTTAAGGAGTCGGCCAAGACTGCAAAACCTGCTAAAAAGGCCAAGTGATGCCACTCGTCAAGTCACCCTCAAAAGAGGCATTTCGCAAGAACGTCAAGGCCGAAGTGTCTGCGGGTAAACCCGTAGCCCAAAGTGTGGCAATCGCGTATGCCGTCAAACGTGAAGCTGCCAAAAAACCAACAATGAAGACCAAAAAATGAGCCTCCAAGCCCTGCAAGACTGCCTGATCGTGCGTCCAGACATGGAAAAACACGAGTTGTTTATCCTTTTGAGACAGAAACAAACTGGCACGGGTGTGGTAATCTCCGTTGGGCCTGAAGCCAAGGACGTGAAAGTCGGCGACAAAGTGCTATTTGGTGATTCCATCGGCCAAGACCTAAAATACGAGGGTGACAACCTTCTGGTCATGAGGGAATCACACACCCTCGGAGTATTTGACGCATGAAAGACACCACCGGAATCGTAGCCGCAGCAAATGTGGCAAAAAACGGACCAAACTCGTCAAAAGGCGGTTCCGAGGAAATTCTGACCGTTGCCCGTTCACGTTTGAACACAGCGATGACTGCGTTTTCCGAGACTCGGGAAGACGAACTCGACGATTTGCGGTTCTACGCTGGCTCTCCAGACAACCAGTGGCAGTGGCCCGCTGATGTGCTCCAGACCCGTGGCTCTTTGCAGGGCCAAACGATCAACGCCCGCCCCTGCCTAACCATCAACAAGCTGCCGCAGCACGTTCACCAAGTGACGAACGAGCAGCGCATGAACCGTCCCGGCATCAAGGTGATCCCGGCTGACGACAAGGCCGATGTGGACATGGCAGACGTGTTCAACGGCGTGATTCGCCACATTGAGTACATCTCCGATGCTGACGTGGCCTACGACACCGCCTGCGAGAACCAAGTGTCCTACGGCGAAGGCTACATCCGGGTCTTGACCGAGTATTGCGACGACAAGTCGTTCGATCAAGACATCAAGATTGGGCGCATCCGCAACAGCTTCAGCGTCTACATGGACCCCTTGATCCAAGACCCCGCAGGCGCAGATGCCCGCTGGTGCTTCATCACGGAAGACATCCCCAAAGATGAGTATGAGCGTTTGTACCCCGATGCAGCGCCTATCAGCACCCTCATGAGCCTTGGCGTGGGCGATCAGTCCATCGCCCAGTGGATCGGTGAGAACACCATCCGCATCGCCGAGTACTTCTACATCGAGTACGAAAAGCACACGCTCAACCTGTACCCCGGTAACCAGACTGCGTTTAGCGGTACGCCCGAGGACAAGATGCTGCGTGAGATGTTCGGCAAGCCGATCCGCACCCGCGAAGCTGACCGCAAAAAGGTCAAGTGGTGCAAGATCAACGGCTACGACATCCTTGAAGAACGCGATTGGGCTGGCTCCTACATCCCCGTGGTGCGCGTGGTCGGTAACGAGTTTGAGGTTGACGGCCAGATGTACGTGTCGGGCTTGGTGCGCAACGCCAAGGATGCCCAGCGCATGTACAACTACTGGGTGTCGCAGGAAGCTGAGATGCTGGCGCTGGCCCCCAAAGCCCCGTTCATCGGGTACGGCGGCCAGTTTGAAGGCTACGAGCAGCAGTGGAAGACTGCCAACACGAACAACTGGCCCTATCTGGAGGTCAATCCAGACGTTACAGACGGTCAAGGCGCTGTGTTGCCACTACCCCAGCGGGCACAACCTCCAATGGCCTCCAGCGGCCTGCTGCAAGCCAAGGCGGGTGCTGCCGAGGACATCAAGTCGGCCACCGGCCAGTACAACGCATCGCTGGGCATGACCAGCAACGAGCGTAGCGGCAAAGCCATCTTGGCCCGTCAGCGCGAAGGCGACATCGGCACCTACCACTACGTTGACAACCTGGCCCGTGCGATCCGTCACATTGGTCGTCAACTCGTGGATCTGATCCCCAAGATTTACGACACTGAGCGCATTGCCCGCATCATTGGTGAAGATGGTGAGCCATCGACCGTCAGGATGAACCCAATGCAAGAGGAACCAGTCAAGCGCATCGTGGACCAAGAGGGTACGTTGATCGAGAAGATCTACAACCCCGGCGTTGGCAAGTACGATGTGCGCGTGATTACCGGTCCTGGCTACGCCACCAAGCGTCAAGAGGCTTTGGAGAGCATGGCCCAGTTGCTGCAAGGCAACCCACAGTTGTGGCAAGTCGCTGGCGACCTGTTTGTCAAGAACATGGACTGGCCCGGCGCCCAAGACCTTGCCAAGCGGTTCAAGAAAACCATCGACCCCAAAGTGCTGGCCGACGAAGATGATCCAGCCTTGGCCGCTGCCAACCAGCAGATGCAGGCCATGCAGGCTGAGATGGAGAACATGTTCCAGATGTTGCAAAACGTCAACCAGAGCATGGAAGTCCGTGACTTGGAAATCAAGGAACAGGCCAACCAGATCAAAGCATTTGATGCTGAGACTAAGCGTATCAGCGCCGTGCAGGCTGGTATGACTGAGCAGCAGATTCAAGACATCGCTATGGGTGTTGTGGCGGCTGCGATGGAAAGCAACGACAATATGGTCATGATGAATGAGCAGCGTCAGATGCCCGAAATGCAGCCTGAGATGATGCCCGAGATGATGCCACCCCAAGGAGACATGAATGAAATGCGCTGATTTCGTAGGCGAACTGTTCTTGGCCCGTGACGTGGCCCACTCGGTTCACCTGAACACCCGCAGCTTCTCCAAGCACTCGGCGCTGAACACGTTCTACGACGAAGTGATCGACTTGGCCGACAAGTTTGCCGAGGCATACCAAGGCCGTCATGGTCTAATTGGTCCCATCAGCCTGATGAGCGCCAAGAAGACCACAAACATCATTGAGTTTCTGGAGCAGTCCCTCAAAGACATTGAGGACATGCGGTACGAGGTGGTGAGCAAAACCGACACCGCGATCCAGAACATCATTGATGAAATCGTTGGGCTTTACCTGTCCACCCTGTACAAGTTAAAATTCTTGGCATAAAGGAACCGTTATGGAACTCTTGAACCCCCTCACCAAAGCCAATTTCCCGGCTCAAACTGCTTCTTTCACAGGCACCGCAGCCAACACTGCTGGCTGGCCCGCTGGTCCTGAAGGTGTCATGGTCTGGTCCGACCAGCCTTGCTACGTTGAGGTGGGCGAAGGCGCTGTGGCAACCACTGCCAGCACACCGATCCCCGCATTCACACCCATCCCGTTTAAAGTGGCAATCAGCACCAGCGGTCTGTGGAGAGTCAGTGCCATCCAGATCTCATCTGCTGGCGTGGTGTACTGCAAACCGATGAACACAAAATGAGCTTCCTTGCTGTTCGCAACGCTGTTGGCATTGGACTGGGTGGCATTATTTCGCTGTTCGGCGGTCGCGGCAGCGAACAGGCACAGAGCAACCTTCTCACCGAGTCCGGCGCAAACCTCGTGCAAGAGGACGGCGGTTTTATTTTGCTGGAGTAAGACATGACGGTCAACCTTTCTGCGCTGGCTGGTGCCGGTCAACAATTTTTTGACGACAACGGCAACCCGTTGTCTGGTGGAAAACTGTACACATACGAGGCTGGTACCACCACACCGCAAGCCACTTACACGAGTGTCAGTGGCGCAACAGCGCACACTAATCCGATTGTTCTAAACTCTGCTGGTCGTGTGGCAACGGGTGAAATTTGGGTGACCGCTGGTCAAAATTACAAGTTTGTGTTGAAGACCTCGACCGAGGTTACGATTGCAACTTGGGACAACATTACCGGCATTAATGGTACAGGCATTGCAACAAACGCAAGCCTTGTTGAATACGACCCACCGTTTGCAGGTGCCGTAACTAGCGGCTACACGGTACAAGACAAACTGGCTCAGACAGTCAGCGTCATGGACTTTGGGGCTGTGGGTGACGGGGTGACGGATGACAGCGCAGCTTTTCAAGCCGCTATTGATGCCGCAGGGTCAGTGTTCATTCCCGCCGGGGAATACCTCATCGGTACAATGATTGATTTTGTAAAGCAGGACTTTAGCGTCATTGGTGTCAAGGGAAAAACAATCCTTAAAGCAACGTCTGACAACGCGATATTTGGCGTAACCAGCGATTTTCTGGGACAAGACGCGCAGATTTACGGCATCGAGTTTTCTACGACTACCGACGGAACGGGTACTGGCATTTTTACGCCAATCCCACCAGCATCGGCAGCCAACGTCTATCTGGCACATTGGACAATTAACGACTGTGTTTTCAATTCAAGGCTTCGTTTTGGCATTGATGCAAACATGATTGCCTGCGAAGTTTCTCGCACCATGTTTGGTTTTCACGCCTCTGCGGGTTTGAACTTTCAACCAGTTCGCTCTCGCGGCTCGTTTTCTCCGTTGCGTGCGACAAACATCAACAAGTTCTCTGCTTGCGAATTTGCAAGGGTAGAAAACGTAGACTATGCCGTTGAGTTTTCGTCCGGCATCAAGGTTATCTTTGATACCTGTGTGTTTGAGAAAATTAACGTCAACGAGTCTGTTGTATACACAGACGGAGTCTATTACCCGACATTCAGTAACTGCTGGTTTGAGGACAACGACTGTAAAAGCTACATCAAAACATCGCTTTTGAGTGGAATAGACGCTGTTGTTTTGAATGTAGACAACTGCATTTTTGATCCGGGTGCGTTTCCCACAGACGCGCTTATTGATTTTGACAACACATCAAACGCAAACCTGACGTTTACGAACTGTCTGATTGCTGGCGGCAACTGTGCCTTAACTGTCAAAAATTCAGGTTCAGCAAAAATCGTTGCCTATTATGGCGTTTATTCGACAAACGCAGGTATCCCATCGTCCGCTGATGACCCGGCAAACTTTGGCACTGGGATTACAACGACGAGTTTTGCTGCGTCTGGTGATGCTTCTGTCACGGGTGACGCAACGATTACCGGAAACTTAGTCGCAAACGGCACCAACTCAGTCCGAGGACCGTTTACTTTTCCCGGTAGTGGTACAACGGCTGTCACCACAAATATTCCAGTCAGCGCAAACAATGGTGGCACACTTTGCATTATTCGTGGTTCGTCTTTTGCTGGTGAGTCGTTCTGTGCGATTTACACAGTTGCCATTAAACGATCTGGTGGGACTGGCGCAGACGTGGCAGCAACATTGATGGGTACGATTGCAGGAGACGCCACGCAGACATTTACCTTTGACAACAACGGCGGTTTCTTACGCATCAACAAAAGTGGCGCTAATGGCTTTGCTGTAGCGACCTTTATTGGAATTTAAGGTGCGAAAATGATTACTCCGTCTTTTACCCTTACCGCCACAGAACGAGTGTTGCCACGGCTTGCGCTTGATTTTACAACTGCCTCACTTGACAGCAGAATCACTTTCACGCGATCAGGTGCAACAGCAACCCGTGTAAACAGTAGCGGGTATGTTGAGACAATGGCTGCTGACACACCGCGTTTTGATTTTGACCCAGTGACAGTGGTTTGTAAGGGATTGTTGATCGAAGAAGCTAGAACAAACCTTCGCAGCTATTCTGAAGAATTTAACAATATTGTTTGGGTGACAAGCAACGCTAGCGTATCTGCCAATTTTGTTGGAATTACATCTCCAAGTGGGACACAGACTGCGGACAAGTTAATTCTAAATAATGGTTCATCTGCTGGGAATATTGTTTCATCTCTTGTTTTAATTTCAGGCACAACTTACACCTATAGCTGCTATGCAAAAGCAGGGGAGCGAAATGTTGTTCGATTGCGCATAATTGGAATTGCAGGATGGGCGTCTGCCGCTGTAAACCTTTCCACAGGCGCTGTGGTAAGTAACGTGGGTACAGTTGTAGTCAGTGATGCTGGTGGAGGCTGGTATCGGATTGCGGTTACTGCAACTTGTGATCTTACAGGTACAAACGCAGTTTACGTTTACGACCAGACCGGAACGACAGGAAACGGCTCAAATGGTTTTTACATCTGGGGCGCTCAAGTAGAGGCTGGTTCTTTTTCCACTAGCTTTATCCCAACAGTTGCATCCCAAGTTACACGCACTGCCGATGTGGCTACGATGACAAGTACGAACTTCAGCGATTGGTACAGCGCGGGTGCTGGCGGTGTTGTTGCTCGCGTGCTGCCTTCTACTGTGTCGGGTACTCGACCTGCTTTGCAGTTTGATGATGCGACTGCCAATGAAGTTATTACATTGCGTGGTAGCACGACAAACCCTGAGTTGGTTATTGTTGACGGCGGCGCACCACAGGCCCAAATTGACGCTGGCACTATTGCTGCGAACACGGCCTATAACCTTGGTGCGGCGTGGAACACAGACAACTGTGCCGCTGCTGTAAACGGCGGTGCTGCGGCGACAGACACTGCGGCAACCATTCCAACAGTCACTCAGGCACGCTTAGGCTCAGACGGCACGAACTACTTAAACGGGCAACTCCAAACCGTGCGTTATTGGCCTCAACGAATCATTAACGCTGAAGTTCAAGCGTTTTCAAAAGGATAAAGCATGAACGCTCTTGATGTTCACCTCAAGTTTCCAAATGAAGCAACAGCCACCAGGTTGATGCTAGAAACCAGCTTGCTGGCTCAATTTGGAGATCAAGTTGTCCAAGGCGAGGGTCAGATGATCGACATTATTGGTCTGATCTACAAAGCCACAGGAACCATGCTGACCGATGAAGAAGGCATGGAGTACCCCGAGATGGCTGATGTCGGTGGCTGGCACGTCAATATGCGCGGTGAATTGCCCGAGGCAATCACCCCATATAAAATCACTGTAACTGGTACACCGTACCGCATTTGGGACTAAATCATGGCCGACTTAAAAATTTCCCAACTGACCGCAGTCACCACCCCGCTTGCCGGAACAGAGGTGTTGCCCATCGTGCAATCGAGCACAACCAAAAAGGTCACGGTCGATCAGATGATCGCCGCCCAGCTTGCGGCCAACATCGTCACTGAAGCGGGCACCTCGCGTACCCTGACCGCAGCAGACAACCAAAAGGTGATCCACTGCACCAGCGGCTCTGCTGTCACGATCACCTGCGCCACGGGCCTTGGCTTGGGCTTTAACTGCACCATTATCCAAGGCGGTGCGGGCAAGGTCACAGTGGCCGCTGGCGCTGCCACCCTCAACTCGTACTCTGGCCTGTTCAGCACAATGGGTCAGTATGCTGTGATCTCTTTGATCAGCCCTGTGGCCGACACCTTTATCGCGGCAGGCAACTTGGGTGTTTGACACCTTGCTGCTTTGTTGTAAGATAAACCACTGTACCGGCCCAGTAGACCGGGGTTCCAATGGAACATGCAAATGACTGATGAAGTCCAAACCTTAGCGGAAGTTGACTCCGCGCAAGCACCCGAGGTGACGGCCACCACGGACAATGCACAAAATGCGCCGGTAGTAGCTGAGAATCAAGACGGTAGCACCCAAGAGGAAAAGAAGTACTCGCAGGCTGAAATCGACGCGATGATTGGCAAGCGCCTCGCAAGAGAACAGCGCAAATGGGAACGTGAGCAGCAGGCAAAGCAGGCACCCGTGCCAGCCACGCCAACGGAAATTCCGACAGCAGATCAATTTGACAGCCCTCAAGCCTACGGTAATTTCATCCGTGATGAGGCTGAAAAACTGGTCCAACATCGGGAAATCCAGAAACAACGCGCTGAGATTGAAGAAACCTTTGCAGAGCGTGAGGAAGAAGCCCGGTCTAAATACGATGACTTTGACCAAGTTGCGTATAACCCGAATCTTCGAGTCACCGATGCGATGGCTGAAACCATCAAAGCGTCTGACCTTGGACCTGATCTGGCCTATTGGCTAGGTAGTAACCCCAAGGAAGCTGACCGCATATCTCGCTTGTCGCCACTGTTGCAAGCGCGTGAGATTGGAAAAGTCGAGGCTAAATTAACTGCCGAGCCTTTCCAAAAGAAAACATCGTCTGCGCCAGACCCGATTCGTCCGGTAACCGCACGAGCAACCAATCCTGGTGTCACTGACACCACCGATCCTCGGTCTACCAAGACTTTGAATGTATCGGACTGGATTGCTGCCGAGCGCCAAAGACAAATCGACAAAGCACGGGCAACCCGCAACCGCTAAATAGGAAATCATCATCATGAGCAATTCGATCCTTACCATTGACATGATCACCCGCAAGTCTCTCGAAATCCTCGAGAACAACTTGGTGATCACCCGCAACGTGAACCGTCAGTACGACGACAGCTTCGCTGTCTCAGGTGCCAAGATCGGTTCTACACTGCGTATCCGTTTGCCCGACCGCGCTTTGGTCACTGACGGTGCCGCCCTGCAAGTTCAGGACGACAACGAACAGTTCACCACTTTGACTGTTTCCAGCCAAAAGCACATCGGCATCAACTTCACATCCGCTGAATTGACCATGCAGATGGACGACTTCGCAGAGCGTGTCTTGAAGCCACGTATCAGCCAGTTGGCCTCCACCGTGGACGCTGACGTTGCCAACGCATACAAGCTGGTCGGTAACTCTGTCGGCTCCCCCGGCAATGCCCCATCGACCGCCCTGGTGCTGTTGCAAGCCCAGCAGAAGCTGAACGAGAACGCCGCCACCATGTCGCCTCGCTACGCTACCGTGAACCCTGCCGCTAACGCTGCTTTGGTCAACGGTCTGTCTGGTTTCTTCAACCCCACAGATGTCATCTCGCGCCAGTTCAAGAACGGCATGATGGGTGAGCAAGTGTTGGGTTACGAAGAAGTCAACATGAGCCAGTCGATCAAGGTCCACACCTGCGGCACCCGTGCTGCTACTGGCAACACCACTGGTGCCAGCGTGACCGCTGAAGGCGCAACCACTCTGACTCTGACTGTCGGCTCTGGCGAAACCATCAACCCTGGTGACGTGTTCACAATCGCTGACTGCTTTGCAGCCAACCCACAGACTCGTGAGTCCACAGGTTCGTTGTTCCAGTTCGTGGCGATCTCGTCCTCCACCAGCACTACCACAGCTACTGTGACTGTTGCCCCAATGTACTCGGCTGGTAACGCCCTGTGCACTATGGTCAGCCTGCCTTTGACCGGCAAAGCTGTCATCTTCGTTGGTGCCGCTAGTGGTTCGTTCCCCCAGAACTTGGTGTACCACAAGGATGCCATCGCATTCGCTACCGCCGACCTGTTGCTGCCACAAGGCGTTGACATGGCAAGCCGTGCCGTTCACAACGGTATCAGCCTGCGTGTTGTTCGTCAGTACGACATCAACAACGACCGTATGCCTTGCCGTGTTGACGTGTTGTATGGCTTCAACACCATTCGTCCACAAATGGCTTGCCGCATCTTCGGCTAAATCGAACCGGGGGCTTCGGCCCCTGCTTTCAAACCACTTTAAAAGGAAATTATCATGGCACTCCCAAACGGCGCAGGCGGTTACCAAGTTGGTGACGGCAATCTTGGCGAAATTAGTTTCTCCAACACCAGCACTCCAGTTGCTTTGACTGGCGCGGCTGTCACCATCACAGCAGACAATTTGGCTGCTGGTGTGTGTACTATGGACTCAGGCGGCACAGACGCTGGAGCCTATGTATTCCCCACAGGCGCATTGCTTGACGCTGCGTTCCCCAGCCTTAAAGTTGGCTCAACATTTGACTGCGCTTTCATCAACCTTGGTGACAATGCAGCAAACGATGTGGTCTTCACCGCTGGCACGGGCAACACCCTTGTTGGTAACGACACGATCCAAGATTCGCTGACCAAAACCAGCAACACATCTGGTACGTTCCGTTTCCGCAAAACAGGTGACGCAGCGTACTCAATCTATCGCGTTGCTTAATTCTTGAGCAACTGGTAAAACGGGGCTTCGGCCCCGTTTTCACATGGAGATTTGAATGAACATTATCCTCGTACACCCTGAGTTTGGTGCCAAAGTTGCTACCAACGAAGCTGAAATTGAGATGGATGAAAAAAACGGCTGGACACGGTACAATCCTGACACACCTGTCGAGGTGGCATCCGAGCCGGTAGTCGAAGCGCCAAAGCGCAAGTACACTCGCAAAGTGACCGATCAACCTGTCGAACAGCCCAACGAAGTCCCTTCTTTTCTGACTTCGGCAAGCGACGAATCCGAAGGAAACTGAAATGGCTTATACCGCTGGCGACCAGATCAACCGAGCACTCAGGCTGCTCGGTATTCTTGCCGAAGGTGAAACGGCGTCAGCGGCTACCAGTCAGGATGCCTTGACTGCAATGAACCAGATGATCGACTCGTGGAACACCGAGCGTCTGTCTGTGTTTTGCACCCAAGACCAAGTGTTCAACTGGCCCGTGGGCCAGATCAAACAGACCCTTGGCCCCTCTGGTGACTTTGTAGGCAACCGCCCAATCCAGCTTGATGATGGCACCTACTTCCGCGCCCCCAGTGGCGTGTCGTATGGCATCAAAATCATCAACCAAGACCAGTACAACGGCATCGCTGTCAAGACCTCGACATCAACCTTCCCGCAGGTCATCTTCGTCAACAACACGTTCCCCAACGTGGAGATGTACATCTACCCCCGGCCAACGCAGTTGCTGGAGTGGCACTTCATCTCGGTGCAAGAGTTGACGCAGCCTGCCTTGCTGGCAACCGAGTTGTTCTTTCCCCCAGGTTACATGCGGGCGTTTGCCTACAACTTGGCGATGGAGATCGCACCCGAGTTTGGCGTGGAGCCAAGCCCGCAGGTGCAGCGCATCGCCATGACCAGCAAGCGCAACCTCAAGCGCATTAACAACCCATACGATGTGATGTCCATGCCCTACGCATTGGTGTCCAATCGTCAGCGTTTCAACATCTACGCAGGCAATTTCTAGGAGCCATTATGACCACCATCGCCATTTCAGCACTGCCCGTTGCGACAGTCATCAACGCAGCAGACGTTATGCCCATCGTGCAAAGCGGCATCACCAAGCAGCTTACCAAGACGCTGTTGTTTACCAGCCCCACGATGGTCACGCCTGTGCTGGGTACAGTGACCAGCGGCAATATCAGCGCCTGCACCAGCACCAGCATGGTCATGGTCACTCCTGTCATTGGTGCAGCCACAGGCACAAGCCTTGCAGTCACCGCAGCGGTCACATCCTCTGGCACGGCTGGTGTGGGTTATGCCACTGGTGCTGGCGGTGCAGTTACGCAGATCACCAGCCGAACCACAGGTGTGACGCTAGACAAGACCACTGGTGCAATTACGCTGTTCAGCGCAGCAGGTTCGGCAACAGCGGCAACCTTCACCGTTACCAACAGCACTGTGGCAGCGACTGATGTGATTATCTTGAACCAAAAGTCAGGCACAGACCTGTACGACTTGATGGTCACGGCTGTTGCGGCAGGCAGTTTTAACGTCACCTTCCGAACCACTGGCGGCACGACAACAGAGACACCCGTGTTTAACTTTGCCGTCATCAAGGGCGTGGCAGCGTAATGAAAACGCCCATCCTCGGTTCATCCTACGTGGCCCGCAGTGTCAACGCTGCGGATGCCCGCATGGTCAACCTGTTCCCCGAGGTCATCCCCGAGGGTGGACTAGAGCCTGCGTTTCTGAACCGTGCGCCAGGGTTGCGCTTGCTGGCGTCGATCGGCAACGGTCCAATCCGTGGCCTGTGGGATTTTGCGCCTGACAGCAGCACCGCCTTTGTTGTGTCGGGCAACCAGTTCTTCAAAATCACCAACAGTTACGTTCCCACGTTGCTGGGCACCGTGGCGGGCACTGGCCCCGTGAGCATCGCTGACAACGGAACCCAAGTGTTCATTGCAGCCAACGGGCCAAGCTACATCTACAACAACACGACCAACGTGTTCCAGCAGATCACCGACCCTGACTTTCCCGGCGCAGTGAGCGTGGGCTATCTGGACGGCTACTTTGTGTTCAACGAGCCAAACAGCCAGCGCCTTTGGATCACCAGCCTGCTGGACGGCCTGTCCGTGGACCCGCTGGATTTTGTAAGCGCCGAGGGTGCGCCTGACGACATAACCGCCTTGATCGTTGACCACCGCGAAGTGTGGGTGCTGGGCACCAACTCGGTCGAGGTTTGGTACAACGCCGGGACAGCAGACTTTCCGTTGCAGCGCATCCAAGGCGCTTTTAACGAGATTGGCTGCATCTCCCCCTACTCGCTTGCCAAACTCGACAACGGCGTGTTCTGGCTGGGTTCTGACGCCCGTGGCAAGGGCATCGTCTACCGGGCCAACGGCTACACGGGCACCCGCATCTCGACACACGCTGTCGAGTGGCAAATCCAGCAGTACGACGACATCACTGACGCCTTTGGGTACACGTACCAGCAAGACGGTCACGCTTTCTACGTCCTGATCTTCCCATCGGCCAACACCACATGGGTGTATGACGTGGCAACGCAGGCATGGCACGAACGGGCTGGGTTTGAGAATGGGCAATTTACCCGTCACCGCAGCAACTGCCAAATGGCGTTTAACAACGAGATTGTTGTCGGTGACTTTCAGACTGGCAACATCTACGCCTTTGATCTTGAGGATTACTCGGACAACGGCCAGATTCAAAAGTGGTATCGCACATGGCGGGCACTGCCTACGGGCCAGAACAACTTCAAACGCACTGCGCAGCACAGCCTTCAGCTTAACTGTGAAGCAGGTGTTGGCTTGAACTTGTACCCCGCCTACGATGCGGAAGAATTAACGGCTGAAAACGGCGACATTTTGATTGCCGAGTACGTGCAAAACGAAATTACTGCCGAAACGGGCGAAGTGCTGACCACCGAGGCGGGTGATGGTTTTGAGCCGCTGGTTGATGCAGCCGCCTACCCCGTGCCGTTTGTGCCGCCCATGATGTTGTCAACCATTGGTTATTCTGCTGCACCTGGTTACGACCCCCAAGTCATGCTGCGCTGGAGCGATGACGGTGGACACACATGGTCTAACGAGCACTGGACATCTTTGGGTCCAATCGGTGCTTATGGACGCCGTACATTTTGGAGGCGCTTGGGCATGACGCTCAAGCTGCGTGACCGGGTGTACGAGTTGTCGGGCACTGACCCCGTGAAGATTGCCATCATGGGTGCTGAACTTATCCTCAGTCCGACTGTCGCGTAATGGCAACCGCACAACTGACCAACATCACGCCTCCTCGGGTTCCTTTGCTGGACCCGAAGACTGGCCTTATCTCGCGTGAGTGGTATCGCTTTTTCTTGAGCCTGTTTGTGCTGACCGGCAGCGGCCAGAATACCGCATCGCTGACCGACTTGCAGGTGGGGCCACCCATGCCCACCCAAGAAGACTTTGGCGAGATCGTCATCAGTATTGATTCGCTCAAGACACAGCCAAGTCAGGAAAGCGCACTTGACCAAATCGCCGAGTTGCAGAAACAGATCGACGGGTTGCAAAAGCAGATTGAGTGTCCTTGCACCGAACTGACAGCCGAGTTGCAAAAGCAAATCGAGGGGTTGCAAAAGCAGATCGAAAGCCCTTGCACTGAACTGACAGCCGAGTTGCAAAAGCAGATCGAGGGTCTTCAAATGACCCCAGCCCCTCGTGAGTTTGAACGATCGCGGTACGGCTCGTTCTACGACACCACGACTCAGACGGCCACCACGATCAACACGGCCCAAGCGATTACGTTCAACACTACGGACTTGAGCCGAGGTGTGTATCTTGGCACCCCAACATCAAGGGTGTACGTGGACACACCGGGCATCTACAACTTTGACACCTCGTTTCAGTTGGACAAGACCACAGGCGGCGTGGCCGAGTTCTACTTCTGGTTTCGACTCAACGGCACAGACGTGCCCGACAGCGCCAGCCAGATCAGGATTCAGGGCAATGACGCTGAGATATTTTCGTCACTCAACTACTTTTTTGACCTCAACGCTGGCGACTACGTTGAGATGATGTTTTCAACGACCAGCCTGAGTGTTGAACTTCTTTCCGTGCCTGCGACTGCACCTGTCCCCGGCATACCGTCTATCATTCTCACAGTTTCAAACAATATTGGGGGTATCCAATGACAGTCACCGTTAAAAACCTTGTGCCATCGAAAGATGTTGCAAACAGCCAGACAACCCAGTACACCGCAACCGGCGTGACCACGATCATCGACAAGTTTACGGCGACCAATTACAGCGCCAGTGCTGCCACGATCTCGGTCAACTTGGTTACCCTGGCAGGCTCCGCTGGCAACAGCAACCTGATCACCAAGACCAAGACGCTTCAGCCGTCCGAGGTCTACACGTTT